TAGCATTTATATAAGCCTGAGATCTAGTCTGAAGATATTTGATAACCCCATCCATTACTGTTTCAGGAGTTGAATCAGCTCTATTGGATGCTCGATAGATGATATCATTAATTGCATTCATCATCTTATCATATCCGGGAAGATCAGTCTCATTTAATCCTTGACCTACTTCTTCTAACTTTCCTTTTTGTTCAGCTTGTATGTAGTCTTTTACTTTTACTACCTCACCGGCTTTCTTTGTAGGTATTCTTACATGGGCCTCATCTCCAAATGTATCATCAAGAATTAATTGTTCTACAGGTATCTTTAGTTTTACAATTGCATCACCGTAACCTTCTGCTTGACCTGTCTCTTTAGTTGAAAAGAATACCCCATCCTCAAGGCCCTTCATATTGCCTGTCTTCTCAATCTCAGCTTTCTTATCAGGAGTAGTTCTATGGTAAACAGTTACCATACCATCCTCATCTATCTCAGCCTTGTTATCAGAAAGCTCATCGATCAAATCTATAGCATTATCTAAGTCATCTCCTTGTAGTCTGTTACCAAGATTTGATTTAGCTGATTCAATCGCAGTATTTATTTGTGCCTTCGCTTTTTCAATCTCATCCTTAACAGCTTTCCTTTGTTCAGCAAGTGCATCTGTTTGTGCTTTGTCAACATCAGGATCAGCAGGGAAACTATTATTTATTTCTTCAAGCTTGTCTTCTAATACTTTTAGTGGCTGTCTTGATAGATTATCAAAGCTGAATTCTGTAGCATCTCTTGCTCCTTTTTGATCTGCATTAAACTTTTCTGTTTTTTCTTTTACAGATTCTACAAAAGCAGATCCTTCATCTGATACTACAGTACCAAACTCTAACTGATAAGGCTTGCTAAATTCTCTATTATTGGCATCGACATAATCGAAAGACTTTCCTTTGTAGTCTTCTGTTATCTTATCAAAGATACTTGTAGCTACTCCCTTTCTCTTTGATTCTTCTTGTACGAATATATCATCGACAATAACTTTGTCATCGACAACAGATACAGTTGCAGATCCAATCTCATTTCCGTTCTCATCAACACTTGAATATTTAACGACACCACTCCCTAAGCTCTCTGTTAATATTCTAGGTTTGACTTCTTGAGTTGAAGACTTAGATGTCAACTCATTTATCTTATCGTCATACTTTTTATTAATGTATTCTTCTACTGTTGGTCCATCTGTTTCAAATATAAAATAAGGTTGAGTTAATGGGCCGCTAAAAGACTTAAGCTCTTTTTCTCTTTCCTGATTAATCTTATCTATCTCTTCTTGGAGACCTTCTTGGGGAGTGACTTGAGGTTCTGCTTGGGATATTCCTCCCTCCACTTCTTGGCCAACTGTGGCTGTTGGCTGAACAGGTACTTGACCTGCTGCTTGCTCTTGAAAGGCATCTTGTTCTGCGTTTAATTTTTGTAACTCTTGTTTTATTTCTCGTCTCTCATCAAATGATAGGTTTCCTTTCCCTGTTTCTTGAGTTATTGCAAAATCTAAATCAAGTAAATCTTCTAACTCAGTAATTCTTGCTTTTCGTTTTTCAGCAATAGATTGTGCCAACTCCTCTGTAAGAGAGATTGGAGTCTCTACTGTAGGAGAAGCAGCTTTAGCTCCTCCTGCAGCCTGTAGTCTTTCTGCTAATCCTGTTTGATCATTATTTATTTCAATATTCATAGCAAGAAGTTCTTCCTTGCTTTTAGTTTTTATCAGCTCATCAATATAATCTACAGACACATCCTTACCATCAACTCTATATGTTGTTGGCTCTTCTGTCAGTTGATTTGCCTGAATATCTTTTATCTTAGTTCTAATCTCAGCTGCTCTATCCTTAGCAACCTGAGTTGTATTACCTTCTAAATTATTTAATTCTTTCTGTAGTCCTGCGATAGCATTAACGCTTGCATTATTAAGATCAGGATTGGCTTTTCTTATTTGATCTTTAAGTGAATCGTCAACTATCTTATTTTGTAGTTTGGTATTAAGCTCAGGATCATTAATGATTTCAATATTTGAATTTGCTAGATCAACTCCACTAAGCTTATCAATCATGTCACTGATAATCTTTGGATCCGTTATACTAAATCCATTTACCTTGTAGTTTGATTTACCTCCCTTCTCAGCTCTATTCTCAAATTCAGATATCTGTTGTTCTATTGTATTAGCTTCAGTATTTTTACCTGACTGTCTTAATATCCTAGCATTAGCACCTAATGCATTAAGAAGAAAACCAATACCAAAACCTATCCCACCGGATTCACCAACCCCTTCAAACAACTCTTGATTTATATTATAAATTTCCTGAGCAGTTTTATTAGAGTACAATTGCTGTAATATTTCAGTAGTCATTTCTTCTAAACCACCTGTAACACCTGCAACCCCCTTGGTTTTTATATAATCTATAACTGATCCTTTAGATGCCTTATTAAATCTCCTTAAGAACTGCATAGCAGGAACTCTTTCAAGGATTGATCCTGTCACTGCATTTTTATAGAAAGCTTCAAATGCCTGATCATCAGTGGCACCTGCTTGTTTAGCTCTGTCAAATTCGGATTGCCCTACACTTAGAGCCATGCTTATACCCGGAAGACTTACAACCCCTGTTGCAACATCCTTTGCTACCTCTGCAGCTGCACCTGTTGTTGCAGCTGTTTGAAGTGTAGGTATTGCTGAAGCTCCTCCTAAAGTTTTTGATGCCATACCACCAAGCCCTGCAGTAAGAATAGTAGACAGTACTTGACCCATTGCCTGTCCACCCTGATCAACTAATGTTCCTTTGAACGCTTCATCTTGTTGAGCTACTTCATCAATGGCATTATTAAACCATGTACCGAATTCAATAAGAGAATCACTGATAGGACTCTTTCCTGAGTCTCCAAAAAGTCTAGAAGGATTACCTTTCTCCAATAAGGTACCAAGTCCTTTAATAGGATTACCAATTAAGTTCTTATAGAATCCCCTACTAACAGCATTCATTGAGTTTAAAATGTACTCACCTGTATTTAAATCTCTAGGCTGCTGTGCAGGGCCTTCCTGTTCTACTACTTGGACAGACTCAGTCTCAGGTCCCTCTCCTTCAATCTTTCCTGTGGTAGGATTAAATCTCCTGTATGCCAATAAACCATCTTCCAAAGATGATGCCGTATTGTCTTTTTTTTTTATCTCTCTATCAATAGGAGTCCCTGCTAGTCCACTCATTGGAGAAGCAGTTTCAGCTGATAATAGTTTCATGAACTGATCTTCAGGATTGTTGTTCTTAAACTCTTGATCAACACCTGATACCCACCCATATATTCTCTTGGCATAATTCTGATCAGACATTTTTTGTCTGAATGAATCAAAGGATACATCCACCTTGAAAGATGGATCATTCTTTACTACAGTATTATACAGGTCTAGTATGTATTTCTCATCCATAAGTATTTATTTTTTTATCCTCTTGGGGCTTGGCCACCCTGTTGTCCTGTATTACCCTGCTGTTCATTTTGAGGTTCAAACATTTGCCCTGCTAAATTAGGGTCAAAGTTATCCTGTATAAATTTAATAATTACACTCAAATTAGACAAGTCATCAATTTGTAATCTAGGAGAAACTGCACCTGTAGGACTGACAGCTATTATGTAGTCATCAGTTGCCCCATCTGTTCCACCACTAAATGAGAATCCTAATTTACCAAATTTATCATTTAAATATGCTGTTGTAGCTTGAGGATTATCTTCTGAAATAACTACATTATCTACACTATATTTAGCTACCTCAGGTTTATAATCTCTTGCTGCTAGATTCTCAATTCTTCCAAGCTTTATTCTTGAAATATTTTGATTAGGTAAGAATCTTTGGACAGCATTCATAATCATATTCTCAGGTAGACCTACATCTCTATTCAAATTAGAAATAAGAGAACTAGCATAGTCTATTGCTGACCCTCTGTATTCATAAGGTATTGATTGTGATCCTCTAAGAATATTAATAGCATTATCCAATACCTCAAATCCTTTTATACCTTGAATACCTCTGAAATAATCTACTGCTAATCTTTTTTGGGCTTCATTACCTGCTACTAAGAAAGCCACATTCTTACCAAAGTTATCAGCCTTTGTCTGTAAGTCTTGTCTTTCATAATCAGTTGAACTAGGAGTTCTTCTTTGATCTGATAGTTGAGATGTAGGCTTAAGCTCTTTGCTTTGCTCAAGCATACTTCTGAATTTTAACTTAGAATATTCTTTGGCATTATTATACTGAAGTTCACCATTATCTGTTGATTCAAAATCAGGTTGAAGAACCCCATCCTGTTCAGACCAAAGGATATAATGCGAACTAGTAGCTGCAAGATCTTTATCAAATGTTATCTGATAAGGAGTGTTTGTATTTGGATCTACTCCACCTGACCAATCAAATAAGATTGAAGAAACGTGAAATGGATTAGAAATTTTAGATTCTATAATTTTATTTTCTATATCTAGATAGTTATTAACTGCTTCTTGACCTTCTTGTTTTAATCCTTTCCTTTGAGTGGGATCACTAAGTTTAGTAATCATACCCTGTGAATAAATTGTACCGGCAGCAGTCTGAACTTCCTCTACAACTTTACCCATTAATTTAACTTCACTAGCAAGGGCATCATTAAGTTTATACTTATCGATTCTTAGCTTTAATCTTTCACGAGCTTGAGCAGAAGTTACAGTACTGTCATTACCTTCTTTAATTCTTAATACACCATCAGGCCCCTTCTCCATTTTGGCTAAACTCACAGCACCGGTGGCAGCATTAATTACAGGTTTTGTTTTTGCTAAGTTTGAGAACCCTTCTAAGAATGCCATCATTTGAGTTTCTGCTTCTGATGAAACGTCTTCCATACGTCTCTTCATTTTCTCGTCAAACTCTGCTTGGAATTCTTTGGATAAATTAAGTACGTTTGTTGTACCATCAAGAGTATTCTGTCTTATCAGATTATAATCTTTTAGTTTTAGATTACCTGATTTTAAAAGTTTATCAGTAAGCAATCTATAAGACTGCATATCAGATGCAAAATTAGTAGTCCATGAATTTATCTCATCAGAATTTCCTGTAGGAAGATTCTCTAATCTTTGACCTAGTTCTCTAGACTGCCTATCAATCTCAGCTTTCTTCTGTTCTCTTAGCTCAGTTTCTTTTAAAAGCATATCACTCAGGTCCTTTCCTACCTGAGCCCAATTTACCTGACTATCAACGTCTCGTTCTGCGTATTTATAATATGTACCTGCCATTATTTATTAATATGGGTTGAAAGGATTTAGTAAATTTCTAGACAGCATATCTTTCTGTTGTCTAGTTAATGCCTTTAAAAAATTTTCGAATTGAATTCTGTCAAATTTACCTACAGTCTGAAAGTCTAAGTTTGTAAATGGGCCTTCCAATTGAGGACCTAATCCTCCACGTTCAGCGACATTACCAAATTTAGTAAACTCCTCAGGTGTAAAAGATAAATTACCTATTTCAGATTGGAATCCCTTTAAACTTTTACTATCAAATAATGGAGCCATCTTGTATGCTTTTTCACCAAAGTCTTGAATACCTTGCATTCCTTGCTGAGTATATGCAGCCGCTGATTCTTGTGCATCACGTGCTTTCAACTGAGCTCCTTCTACTTCACCAAGATCAATGCCAACTTTCATGTCACGTAATCTTGATGCTTCATCTGCAGATAGCTTTTGAAGGGCAAGCATTTCCTGACCCATAGCTCCTGCTATTTCTCTTTGACCTTGCTGAACACCTAACTGAATTCTTCCTGCTGTAGCAGCCGCTCCACGTGTATCACCTTCTTGAGCAGCAGTAGTAGCTGCTCCTGCTGCAGAAATTATTGCCTCACGCTCACGCTCATATGGTTCTTTTAGAATAGATAGATTATCATAGAAGTTTACTTCTAGTTTTTTACGAGCTTCAGCCATAGCCTTTGCAGCATCAGACTCAGCTTCTCTTTGTATTTTTCTTTGCTTAGAAGCCAAAGAAAAAGACTTGCCTGTTGTAAATGCAGTTGAAGCTAGTGCTGTAGCTGCTGCGATTGTTGCTAAAATTGGCATAGTATAATAATTTTATATCTTAAAGTTCACTCGTTTACACAAAGATATTCAAAATCAAGGATAACTTTTCATTACATCAGATTCTACTGCAAATAACTCAACTTTAAATGTATCATTATTCTCAAGAGTAAATACGCAATAGTGCCCAAGTAGACCATTAGATTCTGCAGTGGCATTCTTAATGTACATTATGTAAGGATTCTGAATAGTAGGAATAGTGGCTCCTGATATTGTTGAGTTAACTGTAATCCTATTTAAGTTATTTGGATAGTCTACTTGAATATTTGTAACTCTTCCTAATAATAATGGAGTACTGTAATTAGGTGGTAAAGAATAATATAGGTAATCTCCAACACTAATAATGCTGCCTATTGAAACAAGAGTAGGTGATATAGAGAAGTTAATCTGAACAGCAGTACCTGTACCTGATATAGTTGAACTCCTACCAATACCATTAACAGATCTTGTTGGATACTGAGATGCATTAGCAGGGATACCACCTGTGCTTCTAATGAATGCAAACCATGAGTTCTCCTTCTTCTCGAACCAAAGCTTTTCTACTAATCCATTTGTCTGTATGTCAGTCTGAGCCTCTGCTTTCCAAGATTCATTACCCTCTAAGTTTAAGGTCTTGAATATCTTATTATCAAGAGGAGCATCATTAAACACACTCTGAATCGTAGAATTAAACTGCTGACCATAGAAGTTATTCCTAGTCTCGTTTACATTATGACGATACAAGTTACCTCCCTTAAATGAATAGAAGTAATTGTTCATCCCGATCATCATGTCAGGATAAAAGGAATAGAAGGATGGCCACCCTTCTACTCCTTCGCTATATGTTAATGTATAGTTTGCCATATTATTTTATGATGGACATTGGAATCCACCTATTGTTATATTTGGATTATCACAACTTACTATGCAAGCTCCACAAATAACAGCTCCTGTAGGGAAATTAATACCTTGAGTACAAGCATTAAAGTTTGATATGTCATCACCTTCAAGTATGTCTACAGTAAAGGTCTCCATAAATTGAGTGCCCCCACAAGTACTACCTGTCTCTACGTAGTATACCTCTACAACGAATTGACTATCAACATCAGCAGGAACGTCTAGCACAACTACTGCTCCCATGTAATCATCAATAGATCCTCCTGAACAAGGTTCCATGAATCCTCCTACAGACTGAACACTTATAGCACCACAATCAGCTTCGCATTCTGCTAGTGTAGCATATGTTCCGCTACCATCTCCGGGATCAACGCAGTTACCACTTACGCAGTTATAAGATTCTTCAGGTGGAGTAGGACATGCACCAAATGCAATAATCACACCGTTGGCATCTACCTGATACCAATCATTAGTTCCTGCAAGATTGGTCTTATAATATCCTGCCGATAGTTTAAACTGCCCATTTGGATCACTAAATACTAAATCATATAATCCAAGTACTCCTGTTGATCCATTAACATAAGCAATGTAATATGTCTGATCAATAGCATCAGCACAAGCTAATGTGCTGTTTGCATTTAAATTACTAGATGCAAATGATGGTAATGCATCAGGACAAGCAACTGAAATATTAAATGCTGTTCCTGTACATGGACCAATAAAACTAAGATTCAATACCGAAGGACTTGCCTGTGTTTTTGGTATTACCATTTTAGTATTACCGGGAGGATTTCCTGTTAATTGAACTTGAGCTCCTGATATAGATACACTTGTAGTTGTACCTAATGATGCAAATGTTGTACCATTATACTCAAACTCATTAAGAGTATATGGTGAGTTAGCTACTATCCCACAGTCTCCACTTATCTGACCTATATATGTAGGTAATCCTGCTACACCTTGCAACCAACCATAAATTGGAGAAGATACTCCATTGTAAGTCACACTATTATAAACAGCTTTAATACCATCAGGGATACTTAAAGGATTGAATGTAATAACAACAGCTCCTGTATCCTCCCCTAGTTCTGTATCCAAATAATAAATGCCCTGATTTCCACTAGCATTTATTGTACCTCCACATGGAGTAGCACAAGATGGACAATTTTGCTGAGGCATTAAAACGCCTGATGACTGATACCTAACGATAGTCCCATTAGAATAATATCCATTAGGTGCTACAACAGTTAATGTAGCATTTGAGTATACCACCGTAGCAGAGCTAAATGATGGTGAGTCTAAATAATATGTTCCTGTTGTTGCCATGTTAAGTTGGTGGATTACATCCGCAGCATGCATCCTGATCATTAAGATTTGAATAGCACAAGCTTATTTGCTGTGAGTCTCTATAATCCCATATCAAATATAAATATTGACCTGAGCTAGGCACAGTAAATGTTCCTGAATAATAATTTCCTGATCCTGATGCTGTTACGTTAGTTGATGCAGCTATCAATGATAGCACATTACTAGGTGTATATAGTGTATTGGTTCTTAAGAATCTAAATTTATCAGTAGCTAAGTTAAATACAAATGTATCAAATCCTATTTTATTAGAAGCAATTCTCATAGTAGCTCCTGCAGGTGGGAACCCTCCGGTTCCCGGTGCTCCTGTCAATGAACTAAACTGAGATACAATTGGACTTGAAGATCCTGTTGCAAATGTTACAAGATTAGATTGTAATGGAGATGTAAATGTACCTACATTATATCTGTATTCATTGTGAATAAACTTGCCACTTTCAGGTGCACTAGTAACACATACATTAATTATGGTTATCTCATCAGCTATTGGGCATTGAGCATTCACTGTGATAGTCAATGCATTTACAGCAGAAATAGTTACCTGTACTTCGTTTACAGTATTTAGAGTCTTATTAATAACTAGTTCACCTGACTCATCTGTAACACCTGAGCTAACAGTTGTTCCATTGTATTCAACATCTACTTCGAAATCAGCAGTAGAAGATTCATCAACAGTATAAGATATTGTACTCTCTCCAATAATAACTCCTAGATCTACACAGTAAGTAACCGTTTCTCCTGCAGGTATATTGAATGTCTGAATAACCCCACATGATAAACAATCTTGTGGCTGTGGTAATTCTATGTCATTTGAACTTAGAACATACTCATTCATGTATGGGTCAAATGATCCAAGCTTCTGAGTGTTAAAAGAATCAATGAATACATCTCTAAACCATGTACGCATACCTGCTTCAGATATGACATTTAATTGGTCCCCTGAAGATGAGTTTCCAAAAAGCTGAATAACAGCTCCACGTTTTACATCAGTAAAGAATCTATTGAATCCCCATTGAACATAACTCTCAGGATGGAAACTAATACCATACTTTTCAGTCCTAGCAATTTGAGTACCTAATACTTCAGGAACAGAAGCAACAACTCCTCCACCTGTAGAGTCAGACAACAAGTTCTTTGAAGCCAACACATAAGAGATCTTATCTTCTTGCAAAACAAGAACGTCAGTCTCTCTTCCATCTAGGATGTATATAGGACCAAATGCAATCTCTAGTGGTTTATAGTTCAGTAGCCCTAGGTTAAACTCATTGAGCTTATTTATATTGGACTCAAGATTAAACCTACCACTATAAGTTATATCAGCAAATCTATCGAAACGTCTAAATCCTTCTTCAGAAATAGTAGTTACTCTAGTACCAAGATTAAATGTTCTATCATCAATAGAGTCTCGAATCTTATAACTCTCAGCACCATTACCAAAACAAAAGCAGTTAAAGAAATTAGTGTCAATAATAGCCGGTAATGTAGATGTCTGAGTTTGTAAGTTCCCAACATGGTATCCATTTACAATTGGGAATGACAACTCATTCTCAAAGAATACATCAGGTAAAGCTTCAGAAGGCTGAGTCTCAAATATTAAAGTAGTCTCCGTTCTGAATACTTGAATGTTTGCACTAACGCTAGACTTTCTTCTATCATTTCTCCCACAGCTTCTAGTACCACTTACAATAAGAACAAGCTTATTTCTATTTGGACTTCCTATTGTATCAGGGTATCTATAAAATCTATATTTATTTGTGCATACCGTAGGCTCAACATCAGTATTATTTGTTGCTAATGTGTCATCATATTCATTCTCAATATCACAACCATTACCACCAACATCAGCAAAGCCCTCATTTAGAACTTTCTCAACATGATCTCCATCCCACCAATCTTTAATGTTATTGTAAGTAGCTGATGCAACTAAAGTTTTATCTAGAGTATATACACGCTTTTCACAATCATTGTCTCCATCACCTGATCCAAGACGTTCAAACTTAAGGTCTAACTTTATTCTACTTCCTGCAGGTATATTATAATCTTCCCATCTTGAAGATGCAGTATCATACCGGTTCATTTGGTAGTTTAATATAGGAAAGTCTCCTCCATTTTTTTCGTCTACCTTAACATTACCCGGAGCAATAAGAGCAAGTTCATCTTGAACAACAGCAAAGCTGTTTGGATTGATCTTCATATATACTCCTGATGGCACAGGAATATTTACTGATGGGTCTAGTTCACTTGGTATCTCAATAAATCCTGATGCTTTAGAAGCCTTTTCAAGAACTGTTGCATATACGCATGTATTTGTTGGACCACTAGTATCAGCCTTTACTATCAATCTATCTCCTTGCTCTACCTTCCTAGCATTCTCTCCCTCAAGCAAAAAGTAAGCTGAGTTAGATAATGGATCTAAAAAGAATATGCTAGTATAAATAGTCTCGTAGTTCTCCTCATCAGGCTTGATAACAAACTTATATCTGCTTGCCCAATATGGAGCTTTCTGTGCAGTTGGTATAGTAACCTGTATTGTATTCTTTGTATCAGAAGCAGAGCATGGTACATTAACCGTATTGTTAGGACTAACTAATGCAGTAGATGATCTACCAAATTCGTCCATATAAACAATACCAATCTCATATCCTCTGTTGCTATGCAAGCTTCTTGGAGAGTTTATCTTTTGATAGAATGCTTCTGAAAATACTACTTCATAATACTCGTAAACACTTACAGTAGGAGTTGTAGTATTATCTACATATCTCATTACAGGGAACTGAAGTCCCAATTGATTACTAGCAGGATTAGTTATGATGTTAACTCCTTGACCTGCAGCACTTATACCACTTTCATATTTTATTAGTGCATCCAAGTTTAGTGGCAATGCACAATTGAATTGATCAGTAAATGTTGTCCCATTACAAGATGTAGCAATTGGCTGAATATTTCCATCAACACCACCTACACCTACAATATCTTGAAACTCCACACTAGTAGCCATAGCATAAACAGAACTGTAATCTCTTGGCAACACAAATGAGAATACCAAGTTTACATCTTGTGTCTGTTCAGTAGGGAATGGAGTATCTCCTGAAAACTGTGAATGAGATAATCTCAAATCAATAGTTATAGATGCTCCTTCAACTAAATCAACCGAATCAAGCTCTAGTAAGATAACTGAATTCGCAATAGTTTGTGCCCCACCAAAACTGTATGTTCCGGTTCCTGTGCTATCAGGTATAGTAGATGAATCAATTAATTCAGACACTAGGTTAGCAGAATACTCAAGCATAACAGGAGCTCCATCTTCATCAACCATGTCATATCCTTCAACGTAGTTCCCATACATCAAACGATTACCCATGATTGTCTGTGCTTTTGCTTGTAATGGCACGTTGTCATAAAGCCTAAGCAATTCAGAGTCAGGTAGTACTTTAAATATCTTACTGTTGGTAAATGTATAATTGTAATTAGTATTGTCTGCAAGACCTAGATCTGCCTTGTTCAGACTTTCAATTACTTTGATGACGTTTGATGTGGTATCCTTAAATAGCAAATCAACACCCTTTACTAATGGTCCACCTGTATTATAAGTTATAATCGCAGTATTATTCACATTGACCATGCCCTCATTTAAGAAGCTATCAATACTGAACTCAAAAGGTTTAGGCTGAAATGCAGGAGCAGACCACTGAGATGTAGCAGAATATTCATTGTCCTCATACTTATATCTATATGCGAAACAAATAAATCTTTCCTCTAGAAAATTTTCTTGCTGACCTGTAATAATTGGTAAAACACCGGGAGATTCTACCGGTGGCTTTTTAATAACTAAGATTGACTCAGCACTAAACTGATCAATATTAGATACAGGAGTAGGATAGTTTCTTTCTCTATTTATTACACGTGGAGGATTATAATCGTCTGTAAAGAATATTAAGTTGTCAACTATGTTGACTCCTGTAATAAGATACTTCGGATTAAAATTAAGAGTTGTATTAGCACCACCTCCATCATTGATGCTGACCAAATGATAAGTTAGTATCCCTGTAAGAACATTGAATGATACAATCATATCAAGCTTACCTGTAGCACCTACCGGAAAGTTCGAGTCATGAATAAACCAATAGATCTCTTCATTCGCACTATCCTCTACAGCACCAATACATTTAGCAGAAGAACTTAATGCAGTACCATTAATGTACTTCAATGTGGTAAGCCTTTCGTTACCTTTAGTATTTTCAACTACACCAATTTCGGATTGCTCAGTAGAGCCCATGCGAATATTTAGAGCATTAATATATTCACCATTAGGAATAAGCCGTTCATCAACGACTTTATTCATTCTACCTGCTACAAAATTACGTGTAATATTAGTCATATTATTTCAACCACTTGTCCATTCCACGAAGATTCATCAAAAGTCTTCCCGGATGAATGTTACTAATTCTAATTTTAGCATTTCTAAGAAGAGACTGCTTCTCTTTACGTGCACGTGCTACTACATATTCTTGAACCCCAAGCTTGGAGTTTAAGATCTCATATGAAATATAAGCGTAAATGTACTTTTCGAAAAGCTTATTTACACTAACAGCAGCATCATTGCCATTCTCCATTCCATCAGAAATATACTCAAGAATTACGGATTGACCATACATATCTGAGTTAAAAACAATTACCCCTGATTTTTTGTCGATGTTGAATGTTGGATTAAAGTTTGCTGTCTCTGTATTAAGACCATATCTTTCTCCAAGACTATAGTCGAAAAACCACTGACCATCATAGTTCCACCCTTCTTGCCCATTATAATTACTTTGAGGATTCAAATAAATACTTTTCTTAGTACCTTCTAGTCTTTGCAGATCAATCTCAGAGTATTCAGGAGACAAGACATTTCCTTGAGCATCAAATAAAATCTTACCGGTTTGGTCCTGCAAGTATGCCTTAGCAGAAAGAACTTGAATGTTCTCAGTTAAAGGTCTTAGGTATCCATCCTTGTATAGGTTTACTCTAACCCAATTGACATAATCAGAAGGGAGAACATATCTAAGCGTATCATCTACAGTTAGTTCTAGAACCTTTAACTCTTTGAATGCATCGTAGTTCAGTTCCTGTATAGCTCTCTTAGCATGGAACAATACCTTATATCTCTCCTCATTGTTAACCAAAGAATGGTTACCTGAATACATCAACAAAAAATTATTGACTATGTCATATAGACTTACATATTGGTAAGATCCCCAATTGGCATCTCTAGGAGTCTGACCTCCATTTTCATAATACTGTAACTGTGATATATAAGCCATGATTATACAGATTGTTTTTGTTCTTCAAGATTCGCAAATTGAACAGCTTCAATTTCACGTATGGACATTCCTGCATATTGAAGTATCTTGCTCACTAATTTGATCTCATCCTCTATTGGTAATTCAAAATCTTGATAGTCAGATTGAGACTGATCAAATACCGGACTACCATTACCAACAGTAATGTATGTCCACTTTGGATCCTGAGGATATCTAAAGTATACAGCCTCTACCTCATTTGCTAAATTAATAGTCGAAGGATAAACAGTAAGTATACTTCCTGATTGAGTATATGCAGGATAGTTTTCAGTAGGAGCAGTTAGGTTAGAATTTACTAGCATAGTAATTTTACCATGTGTAACCTTCTCCGCTTCACCCTTATATACTCTAGGAGATACTGATGCATCATAGCACAATACCTTGTTGATCATAAAATAATCAAATCCTGTAGTAGTTACAGATGGAAGATAAAATCTATTTGATGCTACTGCTACCTGAGCAAGCGTGGATGTAGTTGCGAATGTTTCAATTGCTTCCTCTAAAGCTTTCTTTTGATCAGCATAGTCAGTACCCGATACCCTGCTATTCTCTAGATTTAAAATCTTATTGTAATCAGAAAAGTACTCCTCAAATATTTCTAACTGAGCCTGCTTGGCAAACAGGTTAAAGTCAGAAGGAGAAATATATCCGTAATTATTCTTGTTCAGAATTGCCAATACGGTGTTTCTTACTGAGTTTATCATCGTTCTCTTTTTACAAATATAAACAAAAAAAAGAGGGTGTTATTACACCCCCATTTTTGATTTATTAAACCATGAAAAATAACATTACAAATCTAAATTATTTTCTAACATTTTTAAAGCAGTAATGCCTTCATCTGTTTTTAAATATTCAGCCACACAGAAATATGGATCTTCTCCGTAAGGTACTGATAACATCTTTTTCTTATTAGAAGACGTATTAAACCAAACTTCCTTCTGCCCATTTCTAAATGCCAATAGTTTATTCTCAAAGAATACATGCACATCTGACTGTAACTTCAACATAGGATCATTTAGCATATTCAAAAATCCATGCGGATCTCTCTTGGCATATATTAAAACATCTCTCTTTAATTCTGCTGTTGTAGATCTAGATGGATCTTTACCAAATAAAACTCTTGTAGCAGTTTCAAGTTGTTCAATACTTAATTGTCTAGCCTGAATTAATGCATCTACTTCATCATTAAGAATCTCAACTTCTTCAGCAGCATCTTTCTCAAAATCAACCTCAATAAAAGTTCTCCCATTAAGAGGGTGATAATGTAGGAATTGTTGTAGTACAGGATTATTTTTTGGTACTGATAAGAACCCATTCTCAAATACGATTGGTTCTACAATTGCATTACCATCTTGTTCATCCTCAAAAGGAGACTTTTGATTGATGGCATATCTCAGTACACGATTAACATTGTTGACCTCATCAAACCAAAGCAATGGATATCTCTTGGTATTACGTGATGGGATAGTATAAGATAAAGGAGCAGAGTTACCTTTAAGCTTATAGATTTTGTCGGTTGGGATTGACTTGTTTTTCATTTGATATAATTTAATTTAAACATTTAAAATAGAGGGAGCCACAGCGACCCCCTCAGTAACTTATTTTATCTACGTCTTCTAGCAGGATATCCTGCATAAGCAGCACAAGTTTCGCCTACTCTTTTCAAAGCTCTACCAATGCCTAATCCTCCTCCTCCTCTATAAGCAGAAGTAGCGAATCTTCTACGTTTAGCTAAATCTACAGCATTTTTAACGTCAGTAACAGCCTGTCCTACTTTTTTAACTACCTTTTTTGCTACACTAGGACCCTTCTTTTTAGCAGGAGCTGCAGCAGCTTTGCCTCCGGGGCCTGCAGGAACAGGTCCATATATTCCATTCATAACGGTTGCCTCAGAGCCAAAGGGGCCCTTAATTTTTTTAGTTGGGGCCTCACCTTTTTTTGGAATAACGCCAATCTTGTACCCGGGAGCGGCTACCATTTGACCATCTTTTGAGTACACTTTCAAAGGCTTAGAAGCCTGTTTCTTTTTCCCTTTACCGGGACCTAATCCAATTGCCATTGTCTTGTTTGTTTAAAGGTTAAAGGAGGAGCCAATAGGCCCCTCCATTTTTTTTTAAATTATGATCCGTAACGGAACAATACGAAGTTGTTAGCACCCAAGGTACATACACAACGCTCAGACAAGAAGTTTACCTCCATTGCATCGAGATCGCTAGTCTGTGCACCACCGGCAGAACCTGTGATCCAAGTCTTGTAACGTCTGTCTTCAGTCTCAGAAGCTCTGTAACGAACGTGCAAGAATGGTCTCTTAGCGTTCTTACCAAGGATCTGATCATATACAGTAGTAGAACCTGCAGGAACCAATAGACCTGTTACAGTACCGGCTGCTTGTGCACCTGTTGGCAATCCACCACGCATAGTAGGATCGTTCAAGTATTTCCAATCAGACTTGTAGAAGTCATAACCTCTACGGAATCCGGTGAATCCAAGATTCAAGGCCATGTCCTTATCATTGTCAAATAGACCATAAGAAGTACCACCTGCACCGTAGCTGTTCTGAGCTGCCAACATATCATCGATATCAAAGCTGAATGCTCTGTTAACGAAGATTACGTTCTCTTCGATAGATCCCTGCTTATCAAGACGAGAGATGATGCTATCAAAGTCAGAAAGAGTAGTTGGGATACCACCACCCCATACGTTACCTCTGTTGTTAACAACATAGAATACACCTTCAGATCCTTTGTTACCAACTTGAGAGTTAGCAGTTTGAGTAGCTACACCTGAACCTGATTCAGCAGGAACTGCTTCAATCATTGCTGTCTCAAGATAGTCTTCGAAACGTAGACGAGTCTCGTGCTCAGACTTCAAATACCAAAGGTATCCGGTTGCACCATTCTCGGTAGTTACTTCTACCCATCCAATCTGAGCCATGTCAGAACCACTTACAGCATACTTGTCTTTGATGATGATTGGAGAGTTGTCGAAGATCTCATCTTCAGCTTCCAAAGAACCGATCATTCCGGCAGTACCTTTCTTAAATTCAGAACCATAGATCCATACAGAAAGAACAGCAGTTCCTGAGAAAGTCTGTCCGGGTCCTTCATAGTAAGCTACGTCAAATGTACCTGCAGTAGTGTTAACAGCAGTTACAATACCCTTGTTAGAAAGACCTGTAGCATTGTCAGAAATGAATACAGTTTGTCCAACACGAATAGCAATACCACTTACGTTAGCATCGTTAACAGTGATAATAGCAGTGTCTGCTCCTGCAGCAGCAGAAGAATCGCAGTTCACATACTTAGTATGCAAACGACCTTGCTCGGCCCACTTGATCATATCAGAGTTGGACGGCATTTCAGCACCTACCATACGAAGGAAAGATGCTACAGTACGATTACCATAACGCTCAAATTCTTTCTCATAAGTATCAGGTAGATACTGATTCAAGAAGTTAAAGTTGGTAATGTAGTTAGTTGATAATGGTACCTGCTCAGCACTTGGCTGAAGCTGATAACCGGGGTTGTTCAAAATTGCCATTGTTTTTTTTTAGTTAGTTTTTATATTTTTTTAATGCTTCGGATCTTTAAACTCTTTCCTGAGTCAGGTGTCACCGACTTTACCTGTAATCCTCCCTTGTTAGTAACTTCAGGTGCTCTACGCTCAGACATGTTTATGTTTTTAATCTTACGTAATTCACTGTCAGTGGCATCAGACTTACCTTGTTCATAAAAGAACTTAGCAAATTTGTCAGGGTTCATTGCAATAGCTAATGACTTATGGTATCCTACTGCATCACTCATTAGACCCTGATCATCCAAAAACTTATTGATAAAGTTCATTGGTGTTGATTGAATCTTTTTTAGTTCAGCTGCAGAAGCAGGAGTGAATACAACTTTCTTTTCGTCAATGTCAAACTCAAACCCCTTAAAGTCTTTACTAAAGACATCGTCCGTTTTTTGTTCAAACCATTTACTCTTTCGATCGTTCTCCTCCTGTGAAGTCTTAGCTTCCTTTATATATTGTCGGTACGCCTCATACTCAGCTTTCTCATTTTCGGATAACCCTGATCCACTTGACTCAAGTGGTAGTTTATATTTTTCCTTCTGAGAATTAAAGTAATTCTTCGCTTCCGCAATAGCCTTTTTTCTTGCAATCTTTGTACGCTTAATCTTTGACTCTTCATCGAGATCCTCATCGTAGGTATATTCCTCCATTAAGACATCAATATCTTCATCATCAAGATTCTTTTGCGTATCTAAAAGGTACTCTCTAAGAAGTTTATCCGGGTCCATAGCATCGTAATCCTTTCTAAGATTTAGAAAGTCATCAAAACCACGCCCTGTATCTTTCTTATACTTTAAATAAGCAGCAACATCTTCAGGTAATTCTTCATTACTTTCTCTTTGATCCATCAACTCATCAAATGAATTGATCTGCTTATTATACCTTTTACCAATATAAGAAAGAACTTTTTCCTCTGATAGTTCCTGCTCTTCTGCAGGAGTATCTTGAATATTATTATCAATATTAGTTGTATCAATAACAACTCCACTTTCTATTTCGCCATTAATTTCTTTTTCATGTTTTTCAAGAAGTTCTTTTTCTACTTCTTGCATGCTCTTTGGCTCAATACCATCTAGTGATCTTACTTTAATTTCCATTTGATTAGATTTTATATTTACAAATTTATATATTTTTTTTTATCTCGGTTCGAACTCTGCCATATCAAATCCATCTAGAGTATCTTCGTTGGATTCAAAGTTCAATGGTGGCAGATTATTCTTTCTTTGATTAATCAATTTAGACTGCTCCGTATTTTGTTGACTAATACGTTTAGCCTTAGATTTTTCTTTCATCATATCTCTATCAACAAGTGCAGTTTCTTTAACACCGGCAACCTGCATTTGATATCTAAATTCTTCAGCCATAAGCATTCTCTTTAACTCAGCTTCGGCTTTTAATTTTTCAATTTCAAATGCTACTTCTGCTTGTTTCATTTGAATCTTAGATTGAGACTCAAGTTGTATCTGTTGAACTGCAGATTCTGAAGCCATTTGTTGAGCTTCAATTTGTTGTTGAGCAATCATGGCCTGCTTTTGCATAGCCATCTTCTCTTCTCTATCTTGCTTCTTAATTCTCTTGACTTTCAATAATTGATTGGCAAGCTTAAGATTTTTAATCTCTCTAATGTCAATTGCATCCTCAAGATTAATATCTCCTTTAGCAAGAGCAATTTGAATATTGGCTTCGAGTTGTGCTCTTTGTTCTTCATCAGGAGAAATCTCAATAAAGATACCAAAGTCATAAATGTAAAGATCCTTAATCTCATTAAGTATAGATACATTGTACTTACCAATCTTATTGGCAAAATCATCTTTAAAGTCTGCGTATTCTAAAATATCAGCAACACGATATGTTAGTGCTTCAGATAGAGATCTATATATAAATAGACCTCCTTCTAATATATGTCTTGTAGCAGTGTTAGAACTTAATGCAGCAAGCTTCTGAACTCCAACTAATGCATTTGGATCAGGAGTAGACCCATCTCTAACTTCATTCAATCCGGTTACAGATCGAATCATATCAAGATAATGGTTGTAGTTTGCTAATAGCATCTGTGTCTTAGATGCACCTGAGTTTGATGTAAGCTGTTGAATAGGAATTCTAGCATTATTAAAATCACCTTCTTGAGTATAGCTTCGACCAATAACACTACCTGTTTGGAAGTATAGTCTTAGTGCATCCTCAGGATTATAATTTGCACCTGTTCCCAAGTCAACCTCATTCAATCCATCTGCATCAATGAATACACCATCAGGTACAGTTCTAGCAATAACTTGCTGTAGCTTCAAATGAGTAAGTTGAATCAAGTCAGCAAAAGGAATCATCCTTCTAACCAATGACTCAATCACACCCTTATACATACGTGGTGCTACTGCTACATAGTTTGGTAATGCGTGTTGCGATGCTGACTTTGGTCTAACCATGTTCTCTGCCATCTCCCACTTAAGCAAGATGTTAGTGCCCATAACCATTACTCCATCATACCATACATCAATAGTCTTTTCAACTTTCTCGAATCGACCTTCCTCCATCATTTCAACAGGAGGATTAAATGTATCATCCTTCTCAATCATTCTTGAGGATCCTCCTTCAAGAATCTTCTTCTTATATACTATCTTCTTTGTAGTCTTATAATTGAAGTATAGTAAAGTACATGTATCTCTATAGAACAAACTGTTCTCATAAAACTGAGCTACATTATAATAGTCATACCAACTCTGAGAATACATAGAAATCTCTTGCATCTGCTCACGAGTAAGAGTAGGATCAATCTTTAAAAGCTCAGTAATAGGAAGAGTTTTTATTTCTCCCCAATAGAATACATCTTGAAAATAAGGATCTTCAGTATAGCTATATACTATGTTTGCAGGATCTACATAAGATACCTGTACTCCTGCACCGGGTAAAAACTCATGCTTTGCTACACCAATCCCAATTACAGTCAAGTCATAGTCAATACGCTTACGTGTATCTTGGTAATGGTTCTCATCAAAAATTGTATTGATTGCTTCTTCTTCAGCTATCTCAATTGCAGGCTTATAATTAAGCTGCATGTATAGAGATAGTTCTTCATCAGTGTTTGGCAATTCATCAGGCTCCATGATAAATGGATTAATGCCTGTTTCATTTTGTATAATAGTTAATACATCTTTGGCAGCCATCTGCCCTTCAATCATGTCCTGATATTTACTTCTCTTAGCCTGAGACATTGCATCTTGTGCATATGCCTTAACCTTAAATAGTCTGTCATTCATGCCATTAACGACAATGTCTACAAACTTTGGGAGAATAGGTACAGGAGTCCAATCAAGATTTAAATAAGACAAGTCACCATCAATAGCTAACTCATTCTTATATTTCTGAACAGATTGTTCTCCACGAGCATAAAGGCGAAGACGATTAAAGTCTCTCCATTGGTTATAGTAACGACATTGATTGCCGTCCTTTCTAAACCATTCATACTGAATTGCTTGACCAACCTGTAGACCAAATTCATCAGATGCTTTTTCTGCATCAGTTACAAATTGGCTTGGGAATCCTGTTGCGGATATGTTAACTACGACATCTTTCATCTAATAAGCTCACTTCTTGTTCCACTATTAGTGTACCTTGCAAAACTAACACTAATTTTTGACTCTTTTTTATCAGGTAAATATACGTGCTTTTGATTTGCCATTATAGCTAATCCTGAACTAATTGAAGCATCGTGTTTAGTTCTATCATTAATATCAAATTTAGCCCAATCTTCTAGTGTTCTAGTGAATGGCATATTACCTATTTCATCTGTAGGTCTATATGATCCTGTAGAATCAATCCCAACAAACTTTTCAATATAAGTTTCAATAGCTGATGCATGTGCCTGCTTAACTTCTTCTGAAGAGTTTGGTATACCTCCAAGCTCACGTTCTGTCTTACTAAGCTTATTCAATACTCTATCCGGTCTATTCAATGAGAATGCTCTATACCCTCTATTCTTAAAGTGATATAATATACGAGCTTTATTATTCTCTGCAAGCATTGGCATTCCATAAAATACACATGCCATCAATACATCCTCAAAGAATATCTCTGCGGTCTGTGGTCTAGCGATATACTCTAAGAAGAATTGATTTACAGGAGCATCATCCATGTGGTACTTAGTCATACCATGTAACGAACCATTAGATCCACGTCCACCTACAACTGCTGATATATCATAAGGGTCACATCCGAATGACCCTAGGTGTTCATTCCCCGGATACTTCACACCATTCCTTGTAGATACATTGTTCTGCATATGTGGTGGGGGAAACCAACTTATCAAAAACCTACCACGTTGATCAGGTGTCCATATAACTTTACCATCCTTCTCACCATCTCTCCAATGAAAGGATCCACGTGTTATTAGTTGACCTTCTATGTTTGAATCATTATAGTCTATTTGCTGATAGATCTTTGTCAAGTTAAATATAGATGACTTGCTCTCATCACGGAAAGCATGACTTTCTGTTCTAGGGAATTGTCTATAGAACTCATTGAGTGCATCGGCATCATTCTTCAATGAGTCAACCTCAGCTTCCCAATAATCAATAGCACCGTTTTTTATCATTTGGTTGTCAACACCAATGATAGGAGTAGAAGGTTTTCTAAATACAGGCATACCATACCTATCAATGAATCCTTCCATGTTCCATTCCATTGGAATAAACAATGAGTATAGACCGCTCTTAGTTTGACCATTAGCATTTCTTTGAAGTACATTTGAGTCTTCATATAGTTTCTTATAGTTATCACCACCTTTGCTTAGAGCATTCGAGGTAGATCCCATCATGCACTTGCCAATGATCTTGCTACCAACTCTAAGACAGGTTTTGGTTACTCTCCAATTGTTAAGAATGTTATTTGGCTTTACCCACTTTGCAGATTCGTCATGTGCTAAGAACAATAGCTTCTCACCATCATAAGAGTTTTCTTCAGTGTTCTTCCAATCTATAGTAGTATCAAGACCAATTACTTCATTATCAGAAGATGTTGCCATGTTCTTCTTTGTAATCTTTGATGCAGGTACCCGGTACGCAAGCTCAGTCTTTGGCTTATCCATACCATCCATGATAGGTCTAAAGAAGAATGGTAGTCTACTATTTATTGGTACCACTTTATCAGTAAACATCTTCTTAGCATCAGCACCTGTCTTTGATAAGATGCCAACACGAGAGTCACGAGCAAGAGTGGCTATGTTCACGCACTCAGATGATGACATGAAGGAGAACCCTGAACGTCTAATCTTTAGGTATATCATACCAAAGGATCTACTATCAGCTCTACATGCTTCCCAAAATATAAAGAATATTCTGTTTGCTTCACGGTAGTCTGCGTATCCTACGTCAATGCTAGACCACTGCAAGTACATGTAGTGAGATCCTGTGATGTACGTAGGCTCACCATCATTCATGAACCACATCCCATCCTCACGTCTATCAAACTCTGTCTCAATATAGTCTACCCACCTATCTTTAAATTCAGAAGGCATCTCATTCCAATGAAAGATTGACTGTATCTTTAACAGCTCTTTAGGTAAGTCATGTCTTTCCCAATATTGTTCTGAAGTCTTATCTGATCTTTTATATACTTCTTTAGGTGCTTTAGGTAACGCAATATAAAGTCCTGAGATATTTATGATATCACCTATCTCACCGGTCCTAGATATAACGACCATGTCATATTGCTCATTATAGCCATATAACCATGATCTACCGCCATTCTTTTTACTGATAGCGTTTTGAGGAACATAGTCCTTAACGATTCGATATAGACCTTCGCTCTGCAAATCCCTGTTTGGTTTCTGTTCTGTTCACTCCTTTATCCAACATCTCAAGAGCTTCACGCTCAGACTCTATTCTATTTAGAATCTCAAACGCATCAAAGATGGCTAACTTCTTTGTAGCTGCAGCATTCTTTAATCTATCAGCAGACAACTCATCATCATCCTCGTGCTTTATGATTGCCTCCTTAGCAACCTTAATTAACTGCTCTACAGCCTGATGACCTGCTTCAATTATCTTAAGTTTTATTTCCTTAGGATCTCTCATAGAACCATAGTTATTTGATGGTCAAACATCCTATAAAGTTTTTCTCCATCAATATCAAACTCATACTCACTATCAGGCTTGAAACAAACAATATCTCCTGCCTTTATACCCTGTGAAATTAAGTATTCATTTGGATACACCATCTCACCCATAAGAGGCTCATGAGTAAATGGTTTCATGATGTAACTCTCAATTGCCGGTATAGGCTTTACAAAACAGAATCGATTATAAGTATGCCACTCCCCATTACGCTTGTACATGAAAAACTGATCAGGCTCTATAAAGAACTGATCGTCTCTAAAAAATGCACGACTACTTTTACGTCTTCCTCTAATGTCATTATAGAACTTGAATACATTATGGTGAACCAATAAGATATCACCTGATTGTATAGGGCCATCATATCCATAGGGAACCTCAATAACCTCAGCATATCTATTGGAGAACCTATGGTCTTCTTCTGATGTATTGACAATTATTTCAATACCACCGCTTTCCTTGGTGTTATTGTATCGCTCACCATTTATTGGTCTAACGATAAAATCGAATGGGGATTTCATTAGTAGTTTATATTATATTCAATTGAAATAGGCATATTGTGGTTGAATTCTTTCCACATTACAGTCTCATTCTTTTCGTTTCTAATATAAACACGTATTGATCCTAAGTCAACATTAAAAAGGATAGCCTCTATTTCATATGTATCACCAAGAACTTTCTGTCCTACGATGTAATGCATTGAGCTTCCTTTATAATCAGGTCCTACCGATATTTTTCTTATGTCCATTAGATTAAATTTTATTTCGGAATGTATTTAAAATACAACCGCTAGTTGTCCTGTACTTCCTGTAATTCTATAAACTCGTCCAACAGTTAGTCCTGCTGCAATGGCTGCTGCATTGTTAGGGTATACAGGTACATTTGGAAGTGGCATAGATAAAATGCTTCCAATGGTAAAGTTCTTAGTCTTGTTGCTGTCTTCAGCATCAGTCCCAATAAGCTTATCGTTATAAGATACATTAGTATCTGTAGCGTATGAGTTGATAGTTGACATATTATTCTGCGGTTACAATAGGTGTAGGAGGAGGAGTAGGAGGTGCCCAAGGAAGTGGCTCATCTTTAACTTTTTTAGAATCAATCTGTTTTTGAATCTGAGCATCAACGTGTTCTGCATAAGATCCAACAACAACAGCTTGAATCCATCCAAGTACAATCTCTTCTGTTAGTTGATCGTAAGGAATAAAATTAGCAGGATCAATGTCAGCAGGATTAAAAGGAGTTGCTCCTGTAAATATTCCTTCATTACCTTGATCATCAGTTCCGGTCTTCGTCCAATAAGTCTGTATAATTGTATTTGGCTCATTAGGCAAATCTATTCCCTTCATTCCTGTTACTTTCCAAGTGTAAACCATTTTTTTTTATTTTTAGATGTATGATTTTTCTTCTACAAAGTTAGACTTATATTTTAAATTAATTTTTCTTTTAATGTCTGCCCTTAAATCATTTAGCTTGTAAACACTTCTAGCCAAAGATATAAATGATTCATCAAACTTTTTCTTAGACTCTAAACTCCTCAAGCTATCTTCAACTTCCCAAAGACTATAATTAGTATCTAGCAGATACTCACACAGATCATCATTGATCAACCCATCGATAGTTAAGATTTGCTTATGAAGATAATCTCTTTCTTTTTTTACATTCATAAGTTTACCACAATCTGAAATCATCTCAGATTTAATCTTAAGTATCGTCCACTTATCTAGCAATTCACCAACTGATACTTCAACTATCATTGTCTATTAATAGATTTGATTATGGAATCAAAGTTGAAAACTTCGTTAAAACTTTCATATGGCATATTTTGTAAAGGTTCAACAAACCTAAACTTATTTGCAATATCTGTAGGTTTTTGATATTTAGTATGAGGATTTGCTAATATGTTGTCATGTATTTTGTACCCAAATACTTTAGGATCAGTTACGCTCCAAAGAACTGTAGATGGTAAATTTAATGCTGCTGCAACATGCTGAAAAGAACTATCTATAAATAGTCTCTTATTTGAAGACTTCATTCCTATTGCAAGCATTCTCCATTTGTCTCTGAAATCTAGACAATTGTTATACTTTATTTGATGTCCTTGTCTTATTACTCCAACAGAATAATCTTCACTATACTTATCAATAATTTTTTGGACCAAATTAGGTGGAATATCTCTAGCCCAATTATATGAATCCATTCCCTGCTGAGGTTTCCCTCCACCATTAGCCTGAATTATAAATACATCTTTTGGAAACTTAAAGAACTGATTGTAGTATTGCTTCTCTTGTTTGGTAAAATAAAGTTCAGGAAGTTCATCATTGTATTCCTCTCCAATCATTGAAAACCATGTCTGTATTAAATGCTCCTTTTTATTCATATGGGCATTCATTAAATACGGATCAGTTACTAAAAATAAAATCTCTTGTCCTTCAACGTACTTTTCATAGAAGTCATTGTCCTCTCCTTTTTCAAGACATACATCTACATTAGGATTATTTAGAAAAGCATCTTTCCAAAATGTAAATACTATCAGTTTACTTTCAGGATATTTCTTTTTTATCCTTGCACAAAATGCTGTTGAGGCTATGTTCTTGCCAAGCCCTCCATTGATATCAAGCAGAATGTTCATTTTATTAAATTATAGTTCTATTGTTAGAGTCTTTGACTCTTCTTCATTGAGCTGTAATTTAACAATTCTTTCAATATACTGTTTCTCTTTAGGATCAATTTTTTCAAGTGCCCATTGAAGTACTTCCTCTTTTGAAAGTGTTGATGCATCTTTAAAATTAGATAGATCAATCAAGTTAAAATAAACATTAGTAGTATATTCTTTTCTATCATCACCTTTCTCGCCTACAAGAATTAGTTCTACTGATTTGATTACGTTTTCTCTTACGTTACCAAACTTATCTCTAAAGCTTTTCTTAGCTTCTATTCTTCCTAATTTCCAATTATAAACCGCCTGCATCTAATCTAGATTTTATGTTGTCAACTTTGACCTTAAGTTCTTTTATTGATTGAATAAGAAGAGGTGTGAACTTTTCATAATCAACAACAAGAGCAGTTGCTACATAGTCTTCTCTTTCTTTATAAACTTCTCTAACAGCTTGAGGATATACAGCCTGAACTTCTTGTGCGATCACTCCAACCTCATGTCCTTTTCTAAATGCTTCTTCTTCACCTAATTCATTCCAATCAAACTCAACCCCACGCATTGCTTCAATCTTATCAAGAGCTGAATCAATCTCTGTAATGTTTTCCTTGTATTTACAATCAGAATAATAGTTTTGACATATATTACCACCTATATAAAGAGTTCCACTTCCACCATCATAACAGAAGCATTCTCCTGTAGAAGGTCTCTGAATCAAACTATATGTACCAAAATCCATTGATGGTCCATAATTAACTACATATAATCCACAGAATCCTGTATTAAATATTTGACAAAAATCAGAACTTCTCATGTAAGCAGATGAACTATATCCACCATTATAATATCCATCATTGTAGCAATATCCTGAATAACTGCTAGTGCAATACATGCCTGCAAGGAACATTTGGAATTCACTAATACAATGGTTGTATCCTATGTATGCAAATGTATTTTCTCCTGTAGTGTGATGGTGAAATCTTACATACGAAGATGAATCATTGTCATTAGTATCAATTCTTAAATTAATATCATTATATGAGTTAATACTCATACTATCTGAAAAACCTCCAAAACGACTAGTGGAAGCGATTCCATGATTTGAATAAGTATCGTAATTAGAATCCCAATCAAAAGACATGTATGCTATCTTATGTAGAGACGATGAGTATGTTCCAAACCCTTGACCATATCCCTTATTACCATCAACTCCAAAATAACTAGTGTTTGGGTATATGATATTTAATCTTGAAGCACTATTAGGATTAACATAAAATCCTGTATCATTTCTATCGTAATAAATAGTAGATTGAATACCTCCACCAACAATTACATCAGACCCATTATACCAAGCTAAATAAATATTACTTCCATCTTTAGCATCTAAGTGCAAATTTCCATTTGTGGTAGCAACAGATGCATAAGAACCGGACCAACGACCATTTGTACCAACTGCAAGATATTCTCCCCATGTAGGATTAGGCCCAAATAAAGCACCTCCTCGAATCCTAAGAGCATCATTTGATGTCGAGTTTGGATCTACATAGTATCCTGTGTCATTTGAATCATAGAATATTGGAGCTCTAAAATCACCTCCTGCTGAATTTGATCCACCAAGAAAAGAATCTCCTGCAAAGCCAATTCTAGAATATGTTGTCCCATTATTTTTTAATGCCAAATGATGGCCATATCCACTCCCATATTCATAAGCTAATCCGTACATACTAGCTAATGGCCAAGATTCACCAATAGTCCAAATTACTTTTGTCGTAGTACCTGCAACATTGTAATCACCCATTAGACCTCCACTATTAGTAGATACTAGATAGTTAGAATAGAAAACTCTACCACTCTGTGCTACAGAAAATACATTAGTTCCTCCTGAATTTCTAAATAACCAATCTCCTGCTGCTTGAAAATACCAACTGTTAGCATGATATTGAATCTTACCATTAAACTCACCATCCCATGCAGCTGAATCAGATCTCCATGAACCAACTGTTCTTAATGAAGATGTAGATGCAGGATCTAAATAATAATTAGTATTGTTAGAATCAAAGAATATAGGGGATCTAACACTTCCATTAAACTGTGCGGATCCATCAGAAGAACGAATTTCAGCTACTATACTTGGTTGACCGGTAGTTGTTCCGCTTTCAAATGTCCAACCATAACCACTCACATTTTCAATAAAACTTCTTAGTCCCCAAGATGTAACAAGAGTACCACTTGGAGCAGTTATATTTCCTGTAGGACCTGAACCACCTGCACCTGCAGGTGACATATACTGTGACCATGCAGTAAATGATGCTGAATACCAACTAATACCTCTAGCAGCTCCTTCTTCTCTATCTAAGAAAAGTCCATTTAATTTAAGAGCATTTAAATCAGAAGTATTTGCACCATTAATATAATATGCTGTGTTATCTAAGTCATAAAATATTGGAGCTCTTGATGAAGCTGCAATATAATTATTGCCTGACATATCTAGTTGCCATAAACTATTAGGTGCAGACCAACCCCCAATCCGCATTACGTTATCAGAATCAAGCCCAAAGTTTACAGCATAAACTCCTGCTCTATGGAATGACATAATTGCTCCACCTGAATCATTTGAGTAAGCTTGCAGTGGAGGATTAGAAGAAGTTGTATTTCTATTTGATCTAAAATATTGTTCTCCTGTCCAAGTGTAAGAACTACCAACAGCATTACTTATGCTACTCGTATTTGATGCATTACCTGCAATACTAATTGGCCATGTCCCACTTGCTCCACCTCCTGTTAATGTAGGTGCATAGGAGTTGAAGTTTCCTGTATCAATTACATCATAGTAAGTTCCTCCTCCTCTACGTTGTTTCCAAGTTCCCTCTGCCCATCCATTTGCATTACCATTAAGATATATATCTCCTGCTGTAATAATTCTGTAACTTGTGTTAGGAGATTGACCTACACCTAAAGCACCATGAATAGTAGTGTTACCATTTGTATCTACAGTTATTCTTGGGCTTGCACTACCATTTGTATATAAATAAATTCCATAACCTGTCTCTGCCCATATAGCAGGATCATAATTAGAATTACCTTCCCAAAGTCCTCTTCTAGTAAATCCACCTACGTTAGCAGAATCTGAAGAATTTCTAAGTCTAAACCCACTATTTGCCTGTGAATCAAAATAAGCAGCTCCTTTTATTGTACCTTCAACAGCTAATCCATTACTAGGAACAGATGTAGAATCATAATTAGCACCAATAGTTGTACCCCCATCAATGTGAAGTTTCTTTCCGGATACACTAGCTCCTCCTCCACCAATAGCAAAAGTTTGATAAGTACCATTGAACCATATATAGTCAACCCCACTTTGAGAATCATCGAATTCAATACCTGTCCATACATCTGAACTTCTTAAAGAAATCTGATGATCATTTGTTGAATTAAATATTCCTATTCCGTTTACAGTTATATTTCCATTGGTGGTCAAACCTGCAAATGTTGGAGTAGAAGTAGTCAACAAATTTTGATTCATATGGTACCCATCAACTGTATCTGCATTACCTGTAATGCTAATACTCCACGTACCACTAGCACCTACACCTGTTAGCGTAGGAGCGTATGAATTAAAGTTACCTGCGTGAAGAGCAATGTTGCCTCCAATTAATAAGTTACCTCCACTTTGATTAAGAATACTATTTCCAATAGTTCTACCGGTAGATGTAAACACAGGTATATAACCTGAAGTGCCTGATCCAATGACAACACTGATGTCATCAATCCCACTGTCAGCTAATATGTTGTTTACTATAGTTGCTAAATTCGACATATCTTATACCATTGTTAATGATCTCCACGTGGAGTTGCTGTAAATATACAAACCTATTACCGAATCTGTCTGATAAACTATCAATCCTTCAGCAGGAGAACTAATAGATCCTCTCTGAGCAGCTGTCATTCGTGGAGGCAAGAATCCTTTTGTAGTACTATCCATCTGAAACAATGCTGAAGCATTAATACTTGCTGTTCCTAAGCCTACTCCTGATCCATTGTCAAATAATAAACTGTTTGCAATTGTATCACTAGCACTAAATTTACTAATATAGTTTGTAGTACCACTCCCTGTTATACCTGCTACAATTGTCCAAGATCTATCAGCACTCAAGTCATAGCTAGTACCATTGATAGTCAATGTTCTTGTAGTAGGAACTCCTCCCAATCCACTTAATGTATACTGAGGTACATTCAATACACCTGTACCATTGTCATATGTAGATGCACCACTTGATCCTGTAGTGGTCAAGCTTATAGCCTGTCTAGCTCTACTGTTTGTAAAATATAAGTTAGTACCCTCAGAAATATTTGAAGTAGTAAGATTCACAGCTCCTGTCAATCCATTTACAGATACAACAGATTCAGTGTTATCAACCTTCTGCCATGCAGTACCATGAAATACAATCCAATCACCAATCTGCCAATCAGTAATGCCATCAATAGTGGTGTTACCTGCGACACTAACAATATAGAAGTGACCATCTGTACCAACTCCTGATGTAATCGTTGGAGTGTTTGTAGATGCGTTCCAAGTACCCTGATATTGAAGACCTCCAATAAGGTCATTTATTTGACCCTGAAGCTTACCAAATGCAGCAAGTATACTATCTGTAGCCGATATAGAAGATCCTGCCACAGATAGACCTGTAAGGATCTTACCGGTAACAGCTGAGTTGGTTAGTGTAACAGAAGCTGCACCGGGACCACTTGCAGTGGCTTCACCTGTTAAAGAAGTAATGTAATTACCCTGCTCTTGATATACAGGAATAGTAAGAACATTTCCAATTAAAGTAGCAGCACCACTTGATGGAGTAGTATTAAGCGATGTAATTCTGTTATTATAAGCAACATCCCAATTAGATTGACTAGCATCTGTAGGCAAACTGTATCCTGATGCAAAAGATAAAGCAAGAGTTCCACTAGATGTAACCGGATTTCCTCCTATTGCAAATCCTGTAGGGACACTCATGTTTACAGAAGTAACAGTACCTACACTCCATGATCTATTTGAACTTAGATCATAAGCACTTCCATTAATAGTAAGTGTGGTTGCTTGATTTGCAGGAGTATATCCTAGTGCAGATGCTATAGTCTTATTTACCCATAGACCTGAATCATAAAATAATCCTTGATTCAATACAGGAGATGTAATAACAACCCCTTCATCTTGTGTTATGTTAGAACCTAAAATAGGTCTAACCATAATCTTCCCATTATTTGCAGAAGATAATACAGCAGCTACCTGAACAATGTTATCAGGAGCTACAGGAACAGTAGTTTGAAATCCTCCTGCTACAGTTGTAGATGCATATAAAATAGCTCCACTAGTAAAACTATTTGTATTTACTCCTTCTAACTTACCAAACTGAACTACCTTTCCAAAGCTACCATTGGATATAGAGGCAGCAGTTACTCCCATAAAATAAGCAGATGGATAAGTACCATCAGCTAAGAAAGGAGCAATTAATATATGTCCACTATTTCCATCAGTACCTGCAAATCTAACAGCGGTACCCTTTGGTATATTTGCACCTGAACTATTCTTTACATTGTAATATACATCTTCACCAATATGTTGTGTAACCGTACCCATGTTTAGAGCTACAGTCAACTCACTATCATCCCAATACATTGTACCCTGAGTAACAGGTGTATTGGTAGGAGTAAGATCAAATCCTAAGTATCCTGTAGTAAGTCCAAACTCACCTAGGTTAACATTTGCAGTAGCACCTGTATACGGTACTGCACCTAGAGTAGTAATCATCTGACTAGCAGTAACATATTTAACCGAACCTGTATCCCAAACCATATATTTGTTTGGATCAGTAGCTGCATTTGTTACTGAGTTTATAAATACTTCTCCTTCAACATAAAGCTTATATCCTGTATCAGTAAGCCCTTGTCCAATAATAGTATTACCATTAGCAAAGATTCTTTGATACTGAGTTCCTGCAATATTGTGATATACAATCCCATCAGTATAACTATGAACTGTTGATCTTGGAGATCCAAAGTTATTCATAGTTACTGTGTAAGAGTATGGAGTAAGTCCTATGTTAGAAAATACTACAGATGCTCCGGTTGTACTATTGTACTGAAAATTAAATGAATCAGATCCATAAGATAATGGACTATTTACTAATGATGTCGCACCTCCCCACATAGGAAGAGTATATAGTGTACCTGTACCTGTTACAGGATTTACTAATGCATTTTGCTTATTATTAAATGTAGTCCAATCAGTGCTACTTAAATATCCATTTGAAGAAGATCCTGCCTGTGTAATCCCAACAACACCTGATACAAATGTTAATGGAGCAGATACAGATATTACCTCCTGCTTATTATTAAATGCATTCCAATCTGAACTACTTAGGTAACCATCTGAAGTTGCACCTGATTGAGTAATACCAATTGTACCGGATACTGTAATTGGTCCACCTGTAATTGGTCCACTAGTAGCAATGCTAGTAACTGTACCTACTGACCATGTACGATTGGCACTAAGATCATAAGAAGTTCCATTAATAGTTAACGTCCTAGAAGTATTAACTCCATCAGTAATCCCATAACCTGCAAGAGTAGTAGGAGTACTAGTAATTTTACTCCAAGCTAATGAAGTAATCCATGATGGGTTAGCATAAGAACTATCTGTACGTACATCACCTACAGTCCAAGCTCTGTTTGCACTTAGGTCATACCCAACACCATTGATTGTAAGAGTTCTTGTAGATGGAGGAGCACCTACATCACTGTAAGTAAGTATAACTTCTCCGGTATAACCATTAACACTAATTACTGAATCAGTGTTGTCTACCTTTTGCCAAGCTGTTCCATCATAGATAGCCCAATCACCTAACTTCCAATCAGTAATTCCATTTAGGTTAGTATTACCGGGAACACTTACTACATAGTAGTGTCCTTTTGTACCAACAGAACTCTGCAAAGTAGGTGTATTGGTGGCAGCATTCCATGTACCTTGGTACTGAACACCACCAACAAGCCCATTAATTTGGTTCTGTACTTTTCCAAATGCCTGTAGTATAGTATCAGAAGCAATGATGTTACCACCTGTTACATTTAAACCGGTCAATACCTTGCTGATTACAGCAGTATTATCAAGTGTAACAACAGCATTACCCGGACCAACAGCAGTTGCTTCTCCTGAAAGTTGAGTGATATAATTACCTTGTGCTTGATATATAGGTATATTTAAAACTTTACCTACATATGTAGCAGCACCGCTTGTACCTGTTGTGGTTAAGCTATTAATTGTGTTTAGATCCCAAGATCTATTTGCACTTAAGTCATATCCTACAGAGTTAATTGTAATAGTCCTTGTTGCAGGAACATATACTGTAGAATCAAGGGTACCGTTTGCTTTTAAAAATTGACTAGATGTTCCACCTCCAACAATAAATGCTGAAGATGTAATATTAAATGAACCTAAGTTTACATTTTGTAAAGCACCTGTATATGGCACATAGTCCAATCCAATAAGATCACCTATAGAACTTATCGAAAAGTTTTTGGTAAGATTCAAATTGTCTACATCAGTACCTATTAATAGATCACTTAATGTAGGATTTGATAATATCGGATATGAACTTATCTGTGACATTATTCCAAGTTTATTTTAAGTCATCGATATCAGACTTAATCTCTTTGGCTCTGCTCAATAAACGCTTAAGCATCTTCCATATATCGATATTGTAAGCTTCTTCTATGTTTTCTTTAACTGAAACTAGTTCTATAAATATAAGAACTATAGCACACATTTTAGTAAACATAAACTCAATCCCGAACCATAAGACAACAAATTCATTCAAAAGATATTTGTCCATAAGGAAAAGGAAAAGCACAGTTACTTCATATAGAAGCATTTTACTAACTATAGTAGAAAGCTTTCTACTTCTAATACTTTTCAAACCGTGAAGTTTTATTGATTTAAATA